TAAAGCCTTTAAAATATGCAGGTAAACCTAACATAGGACGCTTGTCATATAAATTTTGTTTAGCATCTTTACCTTTTAAATTATTGTAGTGCAAAAATACTTGTGCACAATTTTTACCTTCAAAAGGTTCTCTCCAATGTTCAAGATCACAACCAGAATAAATTAACATATCGCCTGGATTAAGTTCTATTTTTACACCAGCTTGACCTGTTTTTCCAGTAGGGTCTAAATAAATTGGCCATGACTCACCACCTAGATTTAACGTAGTAGATACTTCACATGAATATCTATCTTTGTGTCTCACTAGGACATCTCCTTTTTTATAAATTCTTGCATAGGAATAAGTAGGACTTAACTTTAGTGAAGTTTCTTTATCCATTTTTTTATTTAACATACCCAACAATGTTTCCATTACCATATCACTATAGTGTGAATAAGTATTAGGAACTTGTTCGTCATTCCATATACCGTGTTCTGTATTAAAAGGTGATAGATATTTTTGTTCAAACAAAAATTTTGTTGCAGTTCTTTTGTTTAAAAAATAAGTGTAAACAAACTCAGATAGTTCAGGTGATATTGCTGCTTTTAATACTTTGTATTTATTTTTTTTAAACGACATTTAATACTCCTTTTGGTATTGCTTGGCAGTTCCAATGAATAAATCTAAACGGCTCAACCCCTAAATCAACTGTGTATTGATGAGGCATGTAAGATGGAAAAAATATCATTCGACCTGGTTGTGCTTTGTAATGCACTTGTGATGTTGCATAAGTTATTTTTGTTTTATCTTTTTCAGGTAAAAGATTCATTACATTTCCTGGTCTTGGGTCTTCAAAAATAGGTACTGAAGTTTTATCACTAGCTTTTAAAAAATAAAAACCAGATATGTGACCATTCCAATGTGTGTGTAAAGTATGGTGTCCTCCACCATTTTTTGCAAATTCTTGTACCCACATTTCCGTAGTAAATAATTGATGACCATTCATATCAAAACCCATTTCTACTAATAAATTATGAGATGTAGCTCCAATATAATTTTGTAATTCTAAAAAACCAGGATCACCTATTAAAGAAGTAGAGTGATAAACGTTAGTTAAATCTCCTTTAGTTTTATTGGCTTTGTTACGTTTATCTATGTTAGGTTGCATATTTTTTCTAGCTTCCTCTATATATTTATCAGATGCTTTGTTTAAATTATCAACAAATTTTGGTTCATCAGCAAACCAAATAGGACTAGAAAAATAATCTTGTCGTGTTAAATTTTTTGGGTAACCTTCTTCTAATTTTTTTTTCTTTTTATTTTTCTTTTTCATTATATCCTTTCTCAAAATAATTAAAATTTATAATATATCTAACGGGTACGTCTGTTGATGTTATAGCTCTATGTAATACATTCGAATCAAAAATCAACATTTTATTTTTTTCTGCTTTTATAAATTTAATTTCACCATCAATTTTTATTTCAGTGCCACCATCACATTCATTTAAATAAAAAATAGCTGTTTTACATGTCTCATCATAATCGTTGTGCCAACCAGATTTTTCAAATAACTTACTAATAAACATATTAGTTCTAACTTGAATAGGTGAAATACAATTTAATTTATCTAATATGGGAATAATAATTGTTTCGTATGCAGAAGAAGTTGCATTCATATTATTAAAAAAACAATGGTTAAAATATAAACTATCAGTAGCATCTTCATTAAATTTATATCCTTTTCTTCTCCAAGGAAAATCTATGTCTAAAATTAAATTATTTATTTCATCAAGAAAATCTACATCTAAAAAATTTTTAATTACTTTATAACTCATTGAAATGGATCTCCAACATTCCAAATTACTAAACTGTGTCTAGTACCTTTAGTAACCGGTTTTACTCTATGCCATACATCAGAAGGAAATACTACTAAAGAGCCTTTAGATCTTATCTCTTTTAATACATGAGTATTTGCTTTTAGATGTGGTTCTATATTTCTCATATCAAATTCTAACTCACCACCTTTATAATCTTTGTCATCTGATAAAGATAAGGTAACAGATAACTTTCTAGTTTTACCGTGACTCGGTGTGTTGGGAACATCATAAGGTCTGTCCCAACTATCACAGTGCCAATCATAATACTGGCCTTTTTTATATTTTGTAAATTGACATTGTTCACTAAAATCCCATTTAAAATTCCAATTAGCATCAGCATTTGCTTGATGAATATAAGGATGAATTGCATTATAAATCCAACGTTCACTTAACCAAACAATATCTGAATCTCTTTTCTTTTTTAAATCTTGTATTTGTTTTTTATTTAATTCTTTTTTATTACTAAATTGACCTGTTACGGCCATTTGATCTTGTAATTGTTTTGCATAACGAACTATGTCATCACAAACATGTGTTGGAATGGCATCTTTAAACCAATAATAATAATTCTGTAATTGCATATATCTTTATAAAATTAATATAAATGATTTTAATTAATTTGTAAACTAGAAACTTGTAATACTGCCAGGTGCAGTAAATGTAGCTAACTTAACTGAGCCACAATCAGGCGCTGTTGATACAGAACCCCCAGGTGTTACTGCTAAACTAGGAGCACACGCTGCTGGAATTCTTAAAATTACAATACCAGAACCACCAATTCCACCAGCTCCAGGAGAAGTACCTTTAGCTCCACCACCGCCACCACCTAAATTAGCTGTTCCAGGTTGAGCAGGAGAACAATTAGCACCAGCACCACCGCCACCAGTTCCACCAGCTCCGACAACGTTACCACCACCACCTCCACCACCAGCATAAGTTACTGCACTACCAGAAATTGAATTTGCTTTTCCAGTTCCACCAGCACCTGCTGTATAAGTTGTTGGACTTCCTGAACCATTAGCTCCTGCAGCACCAGCTCCACCACCGCCACCACCACCAGATTGTGCACCACATGAATAGTTAGTTGAACCACCAGGAAAACCTTGAGTAGGTTGTAATCCACCTGGATATCCAAATTCATTACCTGCAGCACCATAACCTGCATAAATACTTCCACCACCCCCAGATCCACCTTTAGACTGAGTAAAAAATCTTTGACCTGCCGTAGTTCCTACTTGTGTTGTTAAACCAAAACCAGCTCCACCACCTCTTGCAATAACGGTTCCAACTGTTGAGTCACCACCTCTTAATGCTGCTACAAATGCAGGAGCACTTCCAGGAAAAGCTCCACCAGCTCCACCACTACCTACTGTAATTAAATCATTTAAACCTACATAAACTTTTGTTCCACCAGGAAAAGAAGTTGCAAAACCACCACCGGCACCACCTCCACCTCCACCACCAACTCCACCGCCACCACCACCGGCAACAGCTAGGTAGTCAAATTGTTTATAAGTATTTGAAGAACCGTCTGTAACAGTAAGATTAGCAGATGCTTTAAAATCTCCAATATAATTTGTACCATCAAAACTAACAGGAGCACATGATGGACTACTTGTTGTAAAGTGTGTAGTTGATTTTATAATAACTCTTCCTTTACCACCAGCACCACTAGGAGTACCTACAGGATTTCTACCTGCTCCACCACCACCTGCACCAAAATTTTCACCACCATCATTAGCAACAATAGCTATAACACATTGACCTGAACCACCTTCTCCACCACCACCTAATCCACCTAAGCCCTCGCTTGCAGCAGTTGGAGTTGCAGTTCCACCTCCGCCTACGTCACCAGCACCAGTAGATCCTGACATAAGTCCATAAGGTCTTCGATTGTAAACACCACCACCTCCTCCACCACCATAATAAATTGATCCATTTCCTCTAATACTAAGAGCTACTCCAACACCACCTTGTCCACTAGTTCCTGAAACAGTAGAAAGACCAGCAAATCCTGTTCCTCCAGCTCCACCACCACCTCCAGATTGAGCATTAGGAGGGCCAGTAACAGCAGTTCCTCCAGCAAAACCTTGAACACATCCTGATCCGGCACCGCTTGCTTCAGGGGCTGCAGTTGCAGGTCCACTACCACTACTAGATCCACTACCATAAGATCCACCACCAGAACCACCAGCTCTTCCAGTAACCGTAGTACCATTACCACCTCCACCACCACCGGTTGCTGTAAAAGTTCCACAACTATGAGTTATAGTAGAATTACTTCCATCATTACCAGGTCCTTGAGCAGAGTTAGCAATATAAGCTCCACCACCACCTACGGCAATTGCAAAAGTATTACCAGCAAGAAATTCTATTTGAGAAGCAGGTCTACATATATTTGTAAGTAATCCACCAGATCCACCTCCACCACCTCTTTCGGCTCCACCAGATCCACCTCCGGCTATAATTAAAAAATCTGCGGTTACAGAAGGTATAAATGTAGGCCATTTGTTTTGTGATCTTGCTGCCATTGCACAAGGCACAGACCATACACCCGGTGCAGCAGGAAGAGTAGCTGCGTTATTTACTCCAATTACTCCGCCGTTGATTTTACTTGTGGGACTTCCCATCTCTTAGTTCTCCTTATGCGGATACCCAAGCTAGTGCTGATGCATCCCAATTGAAATTATTTTCTGGATCTTCTTGATCTGTTGCTGTCCATTTTTGACCAGCTTCATTCCAAGCAATTCTGTAACCTTTTTGTTTTGTTTCTCCGCCAACTGCAATATTACCATCTGGCATCATATCTCCCTCAATATAATTTCCACCTTCTGGATCATCATAAGTTTTAACTGTTGGGTAAGTTACTGGTGCTTGCCAATCATCATTAGCATCTAATGCCCATGAATTAAAAGGTTTTGCACATAAAAATTTATCTTTGGCAGGGTCATAAGTATAACCTATACCTGCATACTGTTTTCTAAAACTATTATTATAAGAAGTTTGTTTCCAATTACCACTTTTAAAAA